GGCGTCAATCCGCTCGCCATACTGCTGCATGCCAATCAGGCCGCGGCTATAGGCCGCGCGGATAGCTTCAACGTCCGCGGCGTACTGCTGCGCCGGACCCTGCAGCTCTGCGAAGAGATCCTTCTGCGCCTTGGCGAAGCGCTTGGCCTCGTCGGCGGAATGCTTCATGCCGTTTTCAAAGTCGCTAGTCTGCGCGGCCAGTTTGACGATCAGGGAGAAATCGTTGCTCATTTGCCGGCCTCGCAGTTGGCGTTATGCGCCTGCGCCCAAAGCCCGAGCTTGGCGGCGATTTCCTCGGGGCTCATGATGCGCCGCTCCTCGGGTGTGAAATCGAGCACATAAGCCCGCGCGTCCAGCGGCTCGAGCCCGTTGATGCATCGCAGCATGTTCGCCACGATGCCGGCTTGCATGTCCCCGCGCGCCTGCCCGAATGGATTGATCTCGAAGTAGGCTCGCCATTCGTCGAGCTGCTCTCCTGGGTTGGGCGCGGTCGCGAGCATGCCATCGACGTAAAACCACCCTAGCTCTCTTGCGACGTCGAGGGCGAACAGCCGTCGAGGTCGCTGCCGGAGTTTTTTACGGCGTCCTCCTCGGCCTGCCGCCCCATGCGATTGACCTCAAAGGCAGCAGCCGAGAGGCGGCGCACGACTTCGCTCGACTTTTCGAGCAGCGCCGGGATATCGTCGTGCGTGAACACCAGCGCGCCTTGCTCATCGCCGACCGTGTCGGCCACCAGGCGCCCATTGAAGAGCGCGATGCGCTGCGCCAGCGTCTTCGACTGGTCCTCGGCTAGTTCCTTGTTCCAGGCGTCGAATTCGCTGCGGCGATTCTCGGGCATCTGCCAGACAATGGCGTCGCCGCCCCATTCGGGCACGGGCTCAAGCTTGTTCCTCAGATCCTTCGATTGCAGGGCCGTCGCCCGGTCCAACATCGGCATGGTGCTCCTCGCTTTCCGCAGGGGTGAATTGGGCGTAGCCGTCCGCAACGAGCTGCTCCGCCCAGTGACGTTCGATTTGTCGCGTGGCGCCTTTTTCTCCCGCCTTGTAGTCGGGAGAAAAGACGCTCGTGAGATACGTGACCGCGACCAAAGGCGCGGGGTTGCTTTTGGTGATCATCGTTAGCTCGCTGCCGTCTGGGTGATGGGTCCGCTGGCCTTGAGCGTCGCCGTGGCGGTCATCAAGCCCTTGAGCGGTACGCCGTACTTGAATTTGCTCATATACCCGCTGAAGGACCATGTCGCCTTGTTGGTCAGCCCGCTTGGCAGCGGAAAGGTGATGGTGATCGTCTCAGGGACGCTCGTGATCGGAATCGAAGTCGAGGGATTGAACCACAAGTCAACGGTAATTCCGCCCGGATCATAGAGAGCCTCGGGCGTGAAGGTCATCGCGTTATTCGTGGTGGCGTGGTTCGACGTGTCGACGTCGCCGCGCTCGATGCCGTCGTGGTCGACGTTCGTAATCTGAGCGCAAAAGCCCGATGCGAACGTGATCTGTACTCCAAAGCCAAGTTGCGACATGCCGTGTGCTCCATAGCCACGGCGTCCGCAGTACGCCACCGCATGCGTTGTGCAAACTCGGCCAGGGTGCTGCGGTTCACCTCTTCGCGGGCCAGGCTATGCCGAGTCTGTTTTCAAATTTCAAATCACGTTCTGATTTTGCGTGTGCCAGACCGTCAAAATCGCCGGAACTCGGAAGCGTTGCAGTTGCGCGTTCTCGGGCGCCGCGAAGACTTCCGCCTCGCCGCCATCAAGAAAACACGTCACGTTGTAGTCGCCCCAGGTCATTTGCTTGCCGGCTGTCACGTCGCGCAGCCGCTCGAACAGGTGCTTTGCCTCGCGGTAGGTCGAGCCCCAACAGCCGATATTGATCGTTGCGCTGGCTACGTCGCTTTCTCCCGCCATTGAGTACACGTCGGTGAATTTGCCGGTCGTGTAGGTTAGCGCCGGAAAGTCTTCGCCCTCGGGCATCAAGCCGCCCGCGATGCGCGTGCTGGTCAAGTCGGTGACCGCGCTTTGCGTCAACAGAAACGCCTGCAGGCCCGCCTCCAGGTATTCGCTGCTCATGGATGTACTGCCTTGTCAAGTCCGTCGCGCAGCATGTCGATAATCACCTGCCCAGCGCGATCGCGAGTCGCTCGAACGGCGGGAGCCATGAAGGGGTGAGGAGGCACGTGTTGCCGCGCATCTCCCAGCGCGCGGCTGCCGACCTTGTGGCCGTATTCCAGGAAACCGCCGTAGAAGGTTTTGCCGACGTAGAGATTGCTCGTGCTGCTAGTGCCGATAAAGGCCCGCACGGCGCCGCGGCGACTGGAGACGCGCACCTTGATGCTGCGGCGCAGCAAGCCCGCCGGATGGTTGGTTCCCGGGCCATCCTTCACGTTGGCCTGGGCCGCCGATTGGATGATTTTGCCTCCGGCGCGGAAAGCCGTGCGCAACAGCGGACCGGCAGCCTGCCCGATCGACACGAGCCCGCTCGTGAGCTTGTCGAGGCCGACGACGTCGACGCTGAAATCGCCCTTGGCCATCAGATCGTCGCCTCTGTGCAGAAAAGATAGAGGTTGATGTGCCGCTCCTCAGGATCTACGACCGAATTGATGTCGAGCGTGCGCGAGTTGTTCGTGCGATCGTCCACGTAGACGACCTGCATTTGCGGCGTGATGCCAGGCTGATAACGCATCTCGACGACGTGACTCGCCTCGCCGACTACCTGCAGGCCGAGTTGATATTCGCGTCCTTTGGTGGCAGAGATTTTGGCCCAGGCGCGCGTCACAATGCTCGGCGCACTGACAACGGCCCCGGCGTCGTTCGGATCGGTCGATGGCGAACCGCTCGGATCTTGGATCGTGATCCGCTTGCGGTACTCTCCGGCACGGATGCTGCTGGCAAGTCCGCGACTCATGGATAATCGCCCCAGCTTTCGCTTTCGAGCAGACAGTCGGCGAATTCGAGCCGCTTGAGCGCGGTCGCCGCGTCCATTTCCCGATTCTCAAACAGCGTGCCCACGGCGAGCTTCAGCCAGGTTCGTAGGCTCTCCGGTATGCTGGTTTCATCGTCGCCATAGCCGGCGACGAAGCGCACGGTAACGGCGTTGGGCTGGTTGCGCGCCGTCGGCCATGCTTTGCCGAAGGCTGGCGTGATGCGCGCGGGTTCATCGTGAACATCAACCGTGTATTCGCTGGTCGCGAGCGTTTGCTCGACGCCGGACGTGTCAATGTATTTGACCGACGTAACCGACTGAACCGGACATTTGCCGATCAGAATCGAGTTGAATTGCGCGTAATCCGCCAAGCGGCTGCCATCGCAGTAAGCCGGAAAATAATCAAGCCGCAAATCCCAGGTGGCGGTAATGAACTGCCGCGAGAGGCGATTCTCTGCATAGACGCGAGCCGCCTTGATCGACGGCTGCAGGATAGTTATATCCTCAGCGGAAGAGTCGATGCGCAAATGGGCCTTGGCTTCTTCGATGGCGACCGGCTCTTTTGCGGGCGCAGTGACGAGCGTGTAGGAATAACGCCCGCGGCGCTCCAGCAGATATTGGGTTTCGGCGTCCGAGTCGTAGAGCACGTCATTACCCCATGACCACCGTAAAGGCGCCCGTTTTTGCGTTCCCGCCGCCGGAAATCACGATTTTGATGCGGTCATTTGCCAGGACGATGTAATCGCGCACCAGCGTTCCGCCCGATGCGTACTTGGCCGTCACGCCATCATCATTGCCGTGCGTGGGCTGCCGCGGCGCCCGAACGGCCGAGGCGTTGACGCCGGTTTCGGTCCAAATTCCTTCGCCGGTGGCCTCGGATGTGACGGTGAAGGTCGAGCCATCGGCGAAATCGGTCTTGGTATAGATGATCGTGATGACGCGGCCGGTCAGCGTGCCCGCGCCATCCGCGCCGCCAATATAGGCCGTGGCCGAGCCGTCGGCGGCGGTCGTTACCGTCACGCTGTGCCGTTCGGCGTAGCTCATCACGCATCTACCGTATATTCGATTTCCACCACGGCCTGCCCGGCCTGCGTGGCCGCCACGCCCGTGTGCCGCACGATGACCGGCGTATTGGCCGCGACGGCGCCGGAGACAATCGTCATCGCCGTTGAGGTTCCGACGGCCTTGGTGTTTTCGTAGTTCGTGGCTGCCACGATTTCCGCTCCGGCGACCGTGGTTCCGATTTGGGCCGAACCTCCGGCCACCGTGCCCGTGGTCGCGTCGACGTAGATGATGCGCGCCGCCGTGATGGTGATGGCCTTGGAAAGCATCAAAATCACATCGTCAATCGTCGTGCCGGCGCCGTTGTCGAGATTGAACCAGACGGAGCGGGCCTCTTTGCGAGCCACGTTGCCGGTCAACGAGCCGCCCGAAGCCACGGCGAGCGTTCCGCCAGATTCCACGGTCAGCGTGCCGCCGCTGGCGATGACCAGCTCATCGCCGCCTCGCTTGTGGTAAACCTTCGGTTGATACGTTGCGTCAGCCATGCGTCAGCCTCCCGGGGCGTTAGCCGTTGATTGCGAGCGCGGAGGCCAGCACGTCCGATGATTGCGTGACGGGCAGCGCCTTGGCGTTGTATTGGATGGCAATGATGCCATCGACTACGGCATTGGCCGCAGTGCGACTCAGGATGCAGAATACGTACCGCTGCGCAGGACGGAGAACGTCGACCACGAGCAGCTTGTTGTCGGCGTCGGTGGCGGTCGCCGTGTAGGCGGCCGTGGCTGCGCCCGTAATGGCGGTCGGCGTAGGACTGGACGTCGAGTTGGCCGTGTTTTCCTTGACGGTCAGCGTAAGCACGCTATTGACCGTCACATCGCCGAGCGCGGCTACGAACATCACCGAATCATAACCGGTCATGTCCAGCACCGAACTGGTAACGTCGGTGGTCGCAGCCACGGCGGAATTCGCCACGCGCGTGATCTTGTAATCCTTAAGCAAATTGGAGAGTCCCATCGGGATTAACCTCGCTTGGTTTCTTGGGGAGCGGGGACGGCCAGGCCGCGTTCGATATGCCGCTGCGCTTCGTCGGCTTCCATCTCCACGACATCGCCGGAGGCTTGGGCGAAAATTCCCGCCTCGCGGCCCTGCGCATCGAAGATGTGCCCGGCGCGGGAACTGGTAAGCTTGACTCGAATTTTTTCCTTGGCCATTTGTCACCCTTACGGCTGAACGAGTTTCTTGACGGGATGGTCGCCGGCGTCGAGCAGGTTGCCATCGCCTTCGATAAAGGCGATAAAGCCGTCCTGGTCGTTGTCGCGGTAGCGCTCGGTCAACCGATACATGCGAATCGCATTGACCTGGCGGATTTTGTAGGCCGGCAGCTCGCCGAACAGCACGGTTGTATTTCCCGATGCGATCGATGAGGCCATGTCCTGGTTGATCGTGTAGGGCCGCGCATTGAGCGTGTCTGGCGCGCCTGAGTTGGCGCCGGCTTGCCACAAGTAGCGGCCTTCGCCATCTTTCAACTTGCGGAAGGCCTTGAGAATCGAGTCGTGGAACATGTACCCCACGCCCGGCAGATTGCGCCGGCTCGGATCAAGGGAGTGTTCCAGGTCGATCAACTCGTCGTAGGCGATGGCCGTGCTGCTGGCCGCGGTGACGCCCGTCGTGGCGCAGGTGACGATACCCTTCGCGGTCGCAGCGCCAGTGCCGGTCGTGTACTTGGTGTTCTGGACGCGACCCAGCCGGACGCCGAGCATGTTCGAGAGCACTTCGGCCAGATTGACCGCGTTATCGCGGAGCAGCTCGAACGGCACCAGGATCGGCTTGCTGGAGAACTTGTAGGCGTTCCAGATCACTTGCGCAAATGTCGGCTCGACGGACGAGCCAATGGATGCGCTTTCGCCGAGCTGCACGCCCGTGTTTCCGGTATCGTCCGCAGTCGGCCAGCGCATCGGTTCGGCGGTGTTCGTGCGAATCACATCCGCCACTTGGAATATG